TGAGTTGGCTTTTGAGTCTGCATTATGGTTCTTCCGTAAAAATGGATTGCTTGCAGTTGCAGACAAAGGCGTAACAGATGCTGTGATCACTCAGATTACAAAGCGAGTGAACGGCGGTACACATGGTCTTGACGATCGTCTAAAGAAAACAAAACAATACGCCAATTGGGGATAAGTTGAAGGGGAGCTTTCGCTCCCCTTCTTTTTACTTAGTCTTACCTTCTGCCAAGAATTCGGCAGCTTGTGACGGATATTCTATATCGTTGATTTCCACTTTTTTTGGTTTCTTATGCTCAGGAATAATAGCTTCCAGAGCAACCTTAAGAATACCATTGAGAAGTGTTGCACCACGAATCTCTACATTATCTGCAAGATTGAAGGTACGAGTGAAGGGGCGCTGAGCTAAACCCTGATACAGAAACTGTGGCCACGTCCACTCACCCTTCGAATCCTGCTCTGCAGGTTCACCGGCATGTGTATTGCCCTTAATAATCAACTTGTCATCATTAATTTCGATCTCGAGATCCTGTCTAGCGAAACCAGCAACGGCTAGTTCGATAATGTACTTATTCTCGTCGACCTTCTTAATGTTGTACGGAGGATAGTTTTGGGCGAGCTTTGCAGTTTGCTCCGCAGCAGCTGCCAAACGATCGATGAGAGGATCGAATCCTACAAAGAAACGTTGAAATTCATTTACTTTCATAAATGGATTATCTTTAATCATGGCATTCCTCTCCCTTACTTGCAACGTGTGAAGAGGGTGTAGTTGGAGTTATACTCATAGCGAGTAAGGACTCCATCCTGATTTTCATCAGCGTAGTTGAAGATGCCACGCTTGAGCTTGCAACCGTGAGCAGTCAGTTCGTCGTATGTAAGAGTGTAATCATGATTTGTGTCGAGTTCCGCAAAACGGGCCTTTGGCGAAGCAAAAGCGGCCGTAGAGACGATACCGGTTGTCATGAGAGTTGCCAGAAGGCCGGCAACGATATACTTAGTAATTTTTCGCATCAGTATTCTCCTAATTTAGCGAGTTAAGTTGTGTCACCCAGTAGGCGTGACGGTTTTATTTATCAGATAAAGTTGAACACCTGCTTCATGAAACATCATTTTTGTGATGTCCCAACGCAAATATGGCCGATCTTCTATAGGTTCATACGATACCACCTTCGTGATACCTTTCTGAATAATCGACTTGGCGCACTCATTACACGGTAACAGAGGACTGTAGAGCGTGCAACCTTCGACAGAGAGCGGTGCATTATCAAGTGCATTTCGCTCTGCGTGTGCTACGAAGAGGTATTTTGTTTCTTTGTCTTCATAACGATTAACAAGATCTTTAATGCCGCGAGGAAATCCGTTGAAGCCTAACGATACCACACGATTTTGCTTATCGACAATCACACATCCTACCTGTGTAGAAGGATCCTTCGACCACGTCGCGACATGCTCGGCAAGATGCATAAACCGTTCAGACCACTTACTCATTTGTTTTTTCCTGCCTTGAAGATACGATCACGCAAACTTGATGAGCTATAGGTATGATTGCGTGCGCAGTAGTGAATGGGAATATCGAGATCACAACCAGTGAAGTCTGGGTGCGCACGATAGTCGGTGCCAAGGAAGCGGATACTCCAGTTTCGACTGGCAAGCAAGTTATAGAGATCGGCTTCTGTGTCGTATGGGATCACCTGATCCACATATTTACACGACTCTACCTGAAGGTATCGTTCGTACAAACCTTGAATAGGTTTGTTTTTCTCGGGGCGATCGATCGTCGGATCAGATTGAAGAGCCACAATCAGACGATCACAGTTCTCTCTTGCTTCCATTAACATCAGGATATGGCCCGTATGAAACAGATCAAAACTGCTTGCTACAATACCTACGCGTTCAACCATTAAACCATTCCGTAGACCAATCAGACAAAAAATTGCGGCGTAGAATAACCATGTTATGCACCACGTTTAGATCTTTCTTGCCTTTATAATCTTCGCACGAAAGAATGGCAAGCGTAAAAGCTGAGATATCCGGTGTGTTCTGCCGGGCATCTAGATACGTATCACCGATCTTCTTCATATACTCAGGAAGCTGATTCCACTCTGCCATCAGTTGCTTTTCGTACTCGGTCATCTCATTTCCTATCAATTGCGATTAATCCACTTTGCATACAATCCAACTTCGCGACCATACGCTTCGATCTCCCATGGGGCATCGAAATATGCATCTTCTTTGGCCTTCGGCTTCCAGATTTCGCCCATCCACTTGCTGTAGATTTTGAGGCCGCCGCGAGCAGCAACTGCATGGCCAGTTTGAAGTTCGTTCTTGGCATGTTGCTTGACATGCACCATCTCGTGGCCAAGAGTCTTGATCATGATGTTGATGTCTTGGCTCTTGAGGCCGATAGTGAACCACCGGGGATTGCGAATGCCTTCTTCATCGACACATTCGCCTTGAACATCAAGGTTGTTATAAACTTCGATATCGACGGTGAGGTTGCGAACCATACGAGGATCCATCAACTGATCGGCAAAAAACCCTGCGGCTTCCTGAAGGAGGGCTTTCTCTTTGCGCTTGCCGATCATACCGGTGATCGTGATGTTCATGTTATCGTTCCTCATCATCATAGGTCCACCTTACCAAGCTTTTGATAAAATGTACATGCTTATTTTCAGCTGGCGCGATAATTTTCGGCCGCGCCTGATCGTTAGGTAGATCTTTTAAAAAACGCATTCGGACTTGTTCTGAATGCGTTTTTTGGTGTACATTATTATCGAAACAGTGTAAGGTGGAACTATAATCAAGAAGGAAGAGAAAATGATTAAGGTTTACCAAATTCAGCTTACTGATCTCGAGATCTCCGTTGCTAACGAAGGCGGTTCGACGCCTCGTCTCAAGGCCTACTTCGATCGTTCGCTTGACTCGACGTTCAAGGCAGAGAACTTTCAGTACTACACTCACGTTGCTAACGTTAATACCAACGATATGGAAGAAGCATTCACTGCCATGAATCTCTGGGATGAAGGTCCACTCGGTGCTCTTGTTGAGCGGACCAACTGGGGTCGTTGCTCGTCGATGTCAGTTGGCGATATCCTTGAGATGGAAGACGGCACGAAGTTCCGTTGCGCTTCGTTCGGTTTTGAACAGTTCTAAGGAGATTGATTATGATTAACATTGCGCTTCGTTCGGTTTCGAACAGATGGAAAATTATCAGCGCGACTAATTTCCTTGAAACCATCAAATGGATTGGTACGGCGTGTGTTATTAGTGCTGCCGCGTGCAGAGCCTTCGAGTTTCATGAAGCAGATTTTTTAATCTCCATCGCAGGGGCAAGTTTGTGGGGGTATGTCTCTCTTGTGATGAAGGACAAAGCACTTTTTGTTGTCAATGCCTTTATTGTCGCTATTTTAATTGTAGGAGTTATCATATGAAGTTTGATCGTGTTCTTGCTCGTCGTTTGAAGAACGTTCTCGTGGCATCTCAGCGAGCAGAAAACCCTGAATTTAAAGCGATGTGGTTAAAAAAGTTTGACGAGCTGTTTTTAAAGGCTGAATAAACAATAACAATCACTAAATAGTATAAATACTCATATGGGTTACGATACTATATTCAAAATTATTGGTGACGTCGGATTCCCCATCGCAGCAGCACTGCTCGGTGGGGTTTTTGTTTATTTTGTTATCAATTATATTCTCGAAGGTGTCGTAAAAGCAATCAAGGGCATGCAAGGTATTATCATGGGGCTTGACAATCGAGTCAAGACAATGAATCATGATATCATCCGTGTTGATGCTATAGTCAGTTCAGCTCTTGGTCTTCAACCAGATCTCGACAGAATTGCCAGAGCAGACGGAAAGAACGATGCTAGGAAAGACTAATGGATCCGCAACTGCTCGCAGAGCTTGTAAAACAATATGGTTTTCCAATTGTTGCGTCTGTGGGAATGGGATATTTTGTTTGGTTCATTTATAAGTTTGTCACAGACAAATTAATGCCATTGATTGGAGAAACCAATGTGATTTTAATTGCATTAATTGATCGTGTTCGTATGTTAGATAACGATTTGATTCGATTGAATCAGAAGGTGAGTGTTGTTTTACAGATTAAGGACCATCATCATGACAATTAATTTAAAAATTGAGATCATCAAGATCTTTACGCTTGAGTTTAGTCTTTCTTCTGAAAAGAAAGAAGAAAAAGTTGTTCAAGAAAGTATTGATTCTGCCGATATTCTTAAGCAGCCCAGCGACAAATAAATTGATAGCCGCTGGATAATACCCAGCGGCTATCTTATAATTTTAAATTTTATGACTATCAGTTAAGATAAAATTTGAACAGGCTTCGAAATGTGCTTCGAACACCTGAAATTATTTTCCCAGCAAATTGTCGACCTTCGCTTCTGCAATCGCAAGTCTTTCTTCGATAGAATCAAGAATCGGATCAGCAGGAGCAACAATGGCCACGTCCAATTCTTTCTTGACTTCCGGAGCAACTTCTTCTCCAGTAGCTGCAGCAACAATAACTGCGACTGCGTCAGCAACAGCCTGAACTGCGTCAGCTGATGGAACAGGTGCTTCTGCAACTGCTTCCGTAATCAAAATAGTAACAGCTTCTGGATCCTTTACAACTTCTGGATCGGCTGTAACAACCGCAGCAATTGCAGCGGAGACTACCACAGCAATTTCTGCATTTTCAATTGCAATCGCTTCAATCTGGGCTTGAATAACATCTTCAACAATCATAACTGCTTCTGCGTCATTGGCGCTCGGCGAAAGAACAACAACCTGTTCAAGAGCAACAGCAACCTCGGTTGCCGGAGCAGCAACGATTGCAGCGATTTGTTCTTGTGTTTTTAGTGCGATCAACTGATCAACTTGAACTTCAACGATTGAAAGTCTCTGATCAAATTCATTAACATCATCGATAATATCTGTATTTGCAACTGTGCCTGTAAGTGTAGCTAGTTTAGTTTCCACAGCAGCAAGTCTTACTGCAAGATCGTACAATCTCATATCACATTCCTTTTTTAATGGGAGCCTAACGGCATTCTTATTTATACGCCAATCGCGGGTGGTGAAATCAGAAAAATGTTAAATTTTTGATACACCTATCAAAGCTAGAACGATTCCTAATCTTTCATAATAAAGTTCATAACTGAAGTCTTAGGAAAAGATACCATATCGTCTGATGTTTTCCTCGATCTTACACGTCTACGCTTCGGTGGTACCGGCTCACTATTAATAGTGGAATTTGCAACTTTTTGCAATTTTGAATTTCCAGCTAAAAGCAAAATGATGGCCAAAGGATCAAATACTATTACTATAAAGATAATAACAAATCTAACCGCCTTATCAGAGTGTTCTACTGACGACTCACCATAAATCATTTCTGAAATATATTTCAACGGACCAATATCTGATGTGGTTATCGCCTCTTTAGTTCTTAAAGGCAATAACTTAGTATTAAGTACCTCTAACTTTTTAATTGAATCATTGATTTGATTATCAATCCGCTGCCTTTCCCCTTTTTGGCGAGAACGAATAAGAACAGCATCTTTTGAATCTATGGTATTAGCAAGACGATCCAATGTATCAAGCGAAGTTTGAGCATTTTTAAGTTTTCTCTGTTCAAAATCGATTTGATCTTGGAGCGGTTGTATTTGCAATTGAGATAGTTGCAGGCTATCAGATGTAACCAGGTATGCACGAGACAGGTAGCCGAATGTACCCATCGATGTAAGAAGTATCAGAATGGCGGTTGCTAGAATCAAATATGTTTTAATGAGTTTAGAACTAGTCTTCCAGTGCCGTTGTAACCATGCCACAGAGATAATCTTACTGAACTCGAGTGCTGTAGCCATAATCATAATAGCAACGCTAGCACCTGAGAAAAGCATAACCATTCCAGTAATTGAAAAGTATGCCGATACACAAGATAAAAACAATGCGGCTAGTATTGCTAAATGATTAATAGTAATTTGTTTAATCATTCTTTATCCTACATACGCGTAAAAAGTGCAATCAAAATTTTAATCTAATCGTTATTTTTCCGAGGATATCTATAATGATATAAGTCGTCGATATTCTCTCCGAAAAAATCCATATCAAGTTCATTGAGTTCCTTGATAACACGATAACCGAGATAGGAAAGGATTCCTACGACTGCTAGTCCTGCAACTCCGGCGACGACCTTCTTATTGTTCATGATAATTTACTCCTGCAAATTTGCCTAAATACTCCACATAACTAACTCCATGAATAATATGAAGCGGCAGACCTATTGCTGGTTGGGCAGGAGTACCACTCCCTAGATCTGCCGCTTCTTCGGTGGTTCAGCAATTCGGGTTCCACGACCCTCATAGTGTGCCTTAAATCAAGAGATGCATCTCCATCATTTCCCACTCGAATTGGCTCCCCGAGATGGGTTCGAACCACCGGCCAGGTGATTAACAGTCACCTGCTCTACCACTGAGCTATCGGGGAATAAACTTTACTTTAAATTCTTTAATTCGGTATTGACATACAACTGAGCTGCATTCATAATTTCGCGAATTGCAGCTTTCTCGACAGGCGTTGCACCTCTCGCTTCAACGTACAGATTGATACCAATCGATTGAGAACCAGGACCATCATCTTCGTCGCAAGCGTGATCATTGACATTCATTTCAACTTTCTTAATCATATAATATACTCCTTATTTAGATACTATTGCTATCTTTGTTCATTGCCATCTGCTCGAGCACTCGCTGTTCTTTTTCCAAGCGATCGATCTTTGCTTCCGGAGTTTCAATCTTCTTTGCATTATGCCTAGCAAGTTCTTCAGGTGTCATCTTGTTTGTCATATCAAGAACAATATTAAACAATCGATTAAACTCAAAAGAGTTAGGATATTCACGCTCGGCCGAACCCAAGCGATTTTCAGCCATCGTCAAATAATCAGAATCAGTCATTATAATCTCCACAAAATGAATGGTACCCGGTGACGGGATTGAACCGCCGGCCCTCTCCGTGTAAAGGAGACGCTCTACCGCTGAGCTAACCGGGCAATATTATGTAAACGTTTTGCCGATTTGTTTACTGGTAAGATGAAAAGCAACATCAATATTATTGATCAGTTGCTTCATGAAGACAGTCTCTGCATCAACGTAACCATCAAGTGCACGCTGGAATGCTTTATTTTCTATGTATGTCTTATTCCATTGCTTTTTAAAGCTTTGTGTAATCATGACCATATAGCTAGTCTGTGCTGTAAAATTGGCGTGCATTACATTTCCTCTGCGTATAATACACATGTATTTATATGGAGCGGACTACGGGAATCGAACCCGTCTCGTCAGCTTGGAAGGCTGTCATAATGCCACTATACCAAGCCCGCTCTATTTTGGTGCCCTCACGACGACTCGAACGCCGGACCCCATCATTACAAGTGATGTGCTCTACCAACTGAGCTATAAGGGCACTAAATGGTCGGAAATGTAGGGTTCGAACCTACGACCCCCTGCTCCCAAAGCAGGTGCGCTACCAGACTGCGCCAATTTCCGTTATTGTTATATATCTTGTTTTGGATGCCCCCCTAGGGCTCGAACCTAGATTAACGGATTCAAAGTCCGCGCTCTTACCATTAGAGGAAGGGGCAATGTCGGGAATCGAACCCCAAATTGATATTAGATAATCGGAGATGCTAGCGGTGTTTCTGCATCTTCCGGTACGGCTTCTACGTTGTCGGCGTCCACTGGATTAGCTGCTTCTGCATCCGGCGGCGCGGCCTCTACATTGTCATCGGTGGCCACCGCATTAACTGCTTCATCAGTAGTCACAGCAGGAGCTTCACTGCATGCGGCAGTGAGAGCAACAACGGCAATTGCCATAAAAGTCTTGATATTCATCATCATCATTCTCCTTTATTGTTAAAGTTGAGAGGCTGACCGTGACCTCTCGCGTGCCTATTAGGTAGCAACCCCATCTGGTGGACACTCTGGGGTTCGAACCCAGGACCTACAGGTTAAAAGCCCGTTGCTCTACCAACTGAGCTAAGTGTCCGTAATAAATGGTAGGGGCAGTGAGATTCGAACTCACACTGGAGGGATTTTAAGTCCCCTGTCTCTGCCGTTGGACTATGCCCCCCATGGAGGAAGCGGTGAGATTCGAACTCACGGTACCCGTGAAGGTACATCGGTTTTCAAGACCGAGGCCATAAACCACTCGACCACGCTTCCTATTGGTACTCCCGAAGGGACTCGAACCCCTAACCTAACCGTTATGAGCGGTCAGCTCTAACCATTGAGCTACAGGAGTGGAATTGGTGCGCCGTGCAGGACTCGAACCTGCTGCCTCAAGCTTAGAAGGCTCGCGCTCTATCCAGATGAGCTAACGGCGCATTCGATTAGGATATGCGGCCTAATCGATGAAAAAGGTTAGCTACCTTCGTCAATTCAGGCGAAGGACTACGCTCACTTTCCTCGATACGAGTAAGCATATCTCTATAGCAGTGAAGCGATCTCTTGATTAATTCCAAGTCTTGAGCTGCAAGCGTCACGCCTTTGATTTCATCTGGCATTACTTCGATTCCATTAACCAGTTGTTCGCTGTATCCATCCAATCGAGCGCTTCGACAGGAAGAGATTCACCACGACGCTGAGCGTTAAGAAGATTGCAGAATGTATTTTCTACAGCCTTCGGATTTTCCATTGTAGGAAATGCAAACAATTCAACTTCCATATTCAGCCTCCATATTGTATATATTCAATTTATCGTGCGGTGTAATCATAAACAGTGAAGTGAGTTGCGTCAGCAATCAGACAGTCTTGCATCGCGCGGGTTCGCGAGCGAAGATAAGTAGTCTTATCGTTACGAGTCATTTCGCGGCCGATTGAAACGGCACGAGGGCCACGATAGCGAAGACGGACACGAGTATTGGTTTCACGATAGGCGGCTAAAACTTGTTCGCGAAGTTCGATCGGTACCCAATAGGCACGTACAGGATAATAATTATTGCGAGTCACGGCTGGATTGTGGGTCGATTCAATTTGTTCAACGGTAAAAGTCATGATATATTCCTTTCCAACTGATAATATCATTTTACAACGGTTTTGGATTATTGTACATGTTTATTTTAGCTTTTTCTCATGCATGCAGAAAGATTTGACATTACTCCGACAACCACTTGGCAATTGAACCAAACTTGAGACCGAAAAGATACTCGAGACGCTCAAGACCATAGAAATCGAACTCGTCTTTGGAGACGCCTTCTGCATCGGCGATGATCTCGATGGCACGCTCACGATCGGTGCCTTGAACGAGTTGCATCGTCTCTTCGATGCGAGCGACAAACTTGGTAAAGTTGCGCGCCTGGCTTGCAGCTTCTTCAGTTTCCTGAATATCAAGTTGCTTCACGAGACGCTCAAAGTCAGCATCAAACTCTTCGAGAGAAACAAAACGCACATAGCGAGGACGAAAACCATACACGTCCTTGTGCAGGTCGGAGTAGATGTCGCCATCCTTCGAGTTGCTGACGGTGTTGATGTCCGAGAGAGTAAGCATGTCAGTAGTTCCTTTCATCATCATATATCCAGGATACCCTGTTTTCGAAATATTGTACACAAAAAAACGCACTCGGAATTACCCAAGCGCGTTTTAGTTTCGATTTAAATCAATGACTTATTTTTTGCGACCGATATTATATTTCGTCACAAGGCTCCATTCATTTTTTTCCTTGAATGGAAGGATCTTAATCTGATTCAACGGAGTCTGAAGCTCTGTAATTTTTTCTTGATCAACAATCACGATCAGGCCCCAATCGGAGAGAAGCTTGGTAATTGTATTTCGCCGACCTTTATCCTCTTCGGAAAAGTCGGAAGGTTTTCCGTCAAGAGCAAAGAGCTCTTTAAAGTGGACGATATAATATTTTCCTTGCTTATGCAAAATATGACAAGACTGATAGAGTGTCTTATCTTTACGAGAAGCTACTCCGATGCGAGTTAAAGTCTCGCGAACTTTTAGGAAATCGTCTTCTTCTCCGAGCCTCACTTCAACTAAAGTTTCTAAAATATTCATGTTTCGCCCTTCTGAATCTTTTTCTTTATTATTTTTATATGTTCAGAGGAGAGGATATCAAGAGCTGCCTTGGCAGCACGGCGGTTATAACCATAATATTCTGCGACCGCTTCGAGATCTCCATCCTTTTCTTTCTTCACCCACTTCGCAAAGCGCTTGCTAGGTCGAATAATATTTATTAAAAAGGAATATTGCAGCTTATTATCGAGGTTATGGTTACAGTTCATCATGTTTGCGGCATGAATGGAATCGGCGAAGTAAGATAAAGAACGATTCGTTAGCCAAGGATTATATGTCTTCTCGGCGAGTGTGTCATTCTCCGTACCTTTCATCAGGTTCTTCTTGGTCGAGTTGATTGAGTTTACGAAGTCGAACGGTTTCATCTTTACGATCTTTCATTATCACGTCTGCAGACTTATCGAAGAAGTCTGCACATTTTTCACAGATCTCGAGAGATGCTGTCCCGTCTGCAGTTTCAAGACGAAGTTCATGGAACAACGCTTTCTTCGGATACTTATCCGTGCAGACAGGGCACCTCTTTTTCCAGATCACAGAAACTCACAGTCAGCCATAATCTCAGTCAAACATGCCATCAGATTGATCTCAGGATCAGCAGCAAATGCATTCTGATACTGATACTTTGCAAGGTGCAGTACCAGCTGAGGCATACTGCCTTTGCCGATATAATCCTCTGCCTTATCAAAGAAGGCACGAAAGAACTCGGTAGGTTCAATGTCAGACTCTCCAAGCCACTTCCGGACGGCTGTGAAGTTCTTGTCCTTCATATAACCGATTAGCTTGGCGAGTGCGTTGTCAGAGAAGTTGCGTAAGATACCAGTGTCGATCTTACCAGTCGCGCTGTAACGTTGCAACTCATTGATGACTCGACGCCAATCAGGAAAGTGAGACTTGATCACTTCGGCAACCACTGGCTTCTCGTATTCTACGCCTTCAGCATCAAGAATTCCACATACTCGTTGCATGAATTGTTTTGCAAGAGATGGGAGTTCTGACTTCGGAATCTTAAACTTGATCACAGAACAACGAGAATGAAGCGGCTCGATGATACGATCAACAAAGTTGCAAGTCAAAATAAATCCACAGTTGGCGCTAAACTCTTCCATAAAGTTACGAAGAGCTGGCTGAGTTGACTGAGGATTGAGATAGTCGGCTTCGTCGAGGATCACCATCTTTCTGCCACCCATGAGAGAGACAGAGCTAGCAAACTGCGAGATGTCGTTACGCAGCATGTCGATGTTGCCATTCATCGAACCATTGATAACGATGTAGTCACATTGGAGTTCTTCGCACATGGCTTTGGCCACAGTCGTCTTACCAACGCCTGCGGTGCCAGAGAGAATGAGGTTGGGAATGTTCTTTTGATTTACAAACTGTTGAAATGTCTTCTTGAGTTCGTCAGTCAGAATAGTGCCGGATACGGTCTTTGGGCGATACTTCTCGACCCACAAAAAATCTTCAAGCATAATATATCTCCGTCACAAAAAGTGGGCGGCACCGAAACACCGCCCATTCAAATCAAGCCTCGAAAGCCGAGTTGGATTCAACGGCAATCCAATATTCTACTGCGACACCCTTCCAGTGGCTGAGTCCCTTCGAAGAGATCGATACGTCATAAGAACCTGGAATCAACTTCATGCAATCCGAACGGAATACCATACGAAAACGAGCTTCAGTTTCACCAACTTCGATACTAAACGAATCGTTACTGGTGCCACGAGTATCGACCGCTTGGAGCAAGATCTTACCGTTCTTCCCAACGATAGCAATCTCAGGCAACTGAGAAACTGCCAAGGCTTTCATCACTCGATTGAGTGCCTCTTCTGAAATCAAACAGTTGACTTCAGGATTTGGCAACTCAATCTCGCGATCGGGAGGAACGATGATCAGCGAAGGATCAGTGACAGCATACTGAAACCGATTGTTACCTTCGATGAGTTCGACGTACGAATCCTTGATTGCAATCTCAGGATCATTAAACAAGGAGAGAGTGCCGATAAACCGTGAGAGGTCGTAGACGGCAAAACCCTTCTCAAAGTCTTGTTTAATTGTTGCTTTCGCAAGAACAGATTTTGTACTCGAAATAGTACGAATCACATTTCCAGGCTTGAACATAATATTCTTGTTAATAGCCGAGAAGTTCTTGAGTACTTGCAACGTATCATTATCT